CCATTTGATTGTTATAAAACTTATCTTGGTTTAAAGAATCATTTCACAAAAGATTCTTATGATTACCACAAGTATTGTGGTAAAACCCGTGCCTCTCTTCAGTCTTTCTACAAGAGGAAAGATAGGTACTGGTTTGAAAAAATTTCTAGACAGAAAGATGATGATGAAGTTAGAGACTTTTTTGTTTCTAACTTCATTTCTTGTGATGATCCACAGACTCTATGGATTGGTGAGATCATTCGTTCTGGTCAGATGAATTATAATAAGTGGCAGAAGAGGAATCAATCTTTGTCATATGTTTTTCGAGAAGAAGTTCAAAGTCTCATTGAGAATAAAGACTTTGACTCATTGTTTTCTGTAGAAAAAGGTCATCCAATTATCTTAAAGAAGCATTTGTGTGGTGATATTTCTATCGAATCTTTGGTAATCTTGGAAAAGATCTTAGGATATAAGAAGCACTTTGATAAGTCTTTGAAAGATCCAGTATGGGAATTGACCAGTCTACGAATTAAAAAGTATATTCCTTTTCTAAATATCGATGTCTTTAAATACAAAAAAATCTTAAAGGAGATAGTTTTATGACTTTCTTTGAATCTGAACTTGTGAAGAATGAGATGGATGAGATCTCTAAACTACAAGAAAAAGTCTATTCAAATGTGTTTGTCTTTCCAAGTTTAGATAGAGATGGCAAACTTAAACATATTAGTGATCTTGAGATGCTTATGGAGAAACAAAAGATTCTTTACATGAGACTTGCATTATCAGATGATCCAGATGCATTGAATATGAAATTAAAAATTCAAGATTCTGCAACAATGATGGGTCTTCCTGAAGATGTTGACATGAACGCACTCTTTGCTAATATGACTAAGTTGGTTGGTAATCTCAAAGAGCAATTGCTCAAGGAAATCGATTGACACTAAATAAAATGCCTGCTATAATGGCAGAGCACACAAGCCACAATACAAACAAACCGAGGTAATCCGAATGTCCTTTTCAAATCTTAAAAAGCAATCATCTCTTGGTTCTCTGACCTCTAAACTGGTCAAAGAAGTAGAAAAAATGAGCACCAAGAGTGGTGGAGATGATCGTCTCTGGAAACCAGAACTAGATAAGTCTGGTAACGGTTATGCCGTGATCCGATTCTTGCCTGCACCAGATGGAGAAGAACTCCCATGGGCAAAGATGTACTCCCATGCTTTCCAAGGTCCTGGTGGTTGGTTCATTGAGAACTCACTAACCACAAATGGTGGAAAAGATCCTGTATCAGAGTATAATCGTGAACTCTGGAACAGTGGTAATGAAGCAGATAAGGAAACTGTCCGTAAGCAGAAACGCAAACTGTCCTACTATGCTAACATCTATGTTATCAAGGACTCTGCAAATCCTTCTAACGAAGGTCAAGTCTTCCTGTATAAGTTTGGTAAGAAGATCTTTGATAAGATCATGGAAGCAATGCAACCAGAATTTGAAGACGAGCAACCCATCAATCCTTTTGATTTCTGGCAGGGTGCTAACTTCAAACTAAAGATCAAGAAAGTTGCAGGTTACTGGAACTATGATTCTTCTGAGTTTGATCGTCCTGCTAATCTACTAAATGATGATGATGCACTAGAAGCAGTTTGGAAGAAGGAGTACTCATTAGAGTCTCTAACTGCAGCAGATCAGTTCAAGACTTATGATGAACTGAAGACTCGTCTTGACTATGTTCTAGGTAACAAAGGTACTCCTCGTTTCCAAGATCAGGAAACTGTAGAAGAGGAAGCAGACTTCCGTCGTCAAAACCGTAGTGAAGAAACTTCTTTCACTCCCAAGTTCAATTCTGCTCCAACTCCTGCACCTGAACCTTCTCTTGAAACTACCACAGGAGAAGATGATGATGCACTATCATTCTTCCAAAAACTTGCTGAAGAAGATTGAGGTTAACTTATGAGAGGGTTTGCTTAACCCTCTTAGTTATTGCAGCATATTATAGTTTAATATTTAAATAGATTCTGTATCTTTAAGGGTTCTGCTGATAAAACCAGTGGAACCCTTTCTATATGACATGATCTCATCCATATCTTCAAATACAATATTTAAGTATAATGGTTTTAGTATCTTGATTACTCTTTTTTGTTCTTGAATTCTTTCTTCATATGTGTAATTTGTGACTGGAAAAGAACAATCTTCAAGAGATACATGTTGACCTAAATCACCATCATAGTATTCAACTTTATGGTTTACATTCACAACAACTTTTGCTGGAAAAACTACTGTACCATTAGAATTTTTTATTCTCTTAGATTCGTAATGATGAACTTCATATATTGCCTCATAACTTCCATATTTTTCTAGTAGGAAATCATTATATAAATTTGTAGGCATTGGCCATTCGTTTTGGATATTTAAAATGTTATTAGTAATTAAAACTACCCAATCTAAATCAGAATCACCATAAACTTTTTCTGCAACATTGTCTGGTCTTTCATCACCAACAATAAAATAATCTTCAAAGTAAGTTGTTTGACTTAAAATGTCCTCTCTAAGTTTTGCTCTTCTAAAAATATTTTTAGCATCAACTTTTAATCCAGGAGAACCTATCTCCAGAAGATTTTGATACTTTATGTTTGGTAGTCTTTTAAAGTAATTTGCCATGATTAATATCCTATTTGGTCTGTAGGTATGCCTGTATAATCATCATAATATAGTGGTTCCATTTCTGTAAATGATAATGACATGGTGTATGCAGTCATCGTTGCTGCAGAATCATTGAAAGTCATATAACTTCCATCAGGAATATAATTAACGTTTACAGATTTCAAAGCACAAACTTTAGGTCTACCAATTGATGGGTGATTACCATCACCTGATTGCCCACCTCGATGATAAGAAATTTTATATACATTTGGTGCGAGTAAGAAAAGATTTGTTGACTCTTTCCTCACTGCCATCGATTGCTTAAACATTCTAATAATTCTTCTGACCATTACTGCCTCAGCAGAGTTTCTTGGTCGTAATTGATATGAGAAAGAAAAATTTCTCAACTCTGGTTTTTGGAATAGTAAAACCATATTCGGATTTAAAATACCACCACTAGTTCTGGAAAGCATATTTGTTGTTTGAGATGCTGCTTGAGCAGCTTGCATCGCAATATATTTCTTTGCTTCTACACTCTTACCAGAAAGAGCAGTTTTTGCATTAGCTAAAGATTTACCAAGACCTCTACCACCATCAATAATAGCACCATAAGCTGCCTCATATGCAAATGCTTTTAAAGGATTTACTTCATTATTTCCCCAACCAACAGCATTACCATCTTCAGCACCACCCGATATAGACAAATAGCACGTTCCTTCTAATTTACCAAGACCTGCAGAATCAAAACCTATTTGACCTGCACTTTTAAATGTCTGGGGTTCATATCTATGTGTTGCAAATTTTATATAATCTTGTTCAAGTTTAACCATTTTTTCAGGAAACTGTAACGTACCAAAATCCCTAGATTGTGATTTGAATGTTATTGGATTCGCAGATTCGTAGGCAGTTTCTTGACTTGTATCTTCATTTGTTTCACCATCAGTATCATCATCGGAACCAGTGTCATCATCTTCTTCTGAAGTTTCAACCTCTGTGGCAGTTAAAGAGTTTGATTCTATTTCTGTAACAGTTAATGCACTACTAGATATCAGTTTTTGTTGATCCTCAATCGATAGATTAGCATTTCTTTTTTCTGTACCATTTCTCTGCAAATCATCATTCCCACCATTAGCCATCGCAGAATTTAATTTACTTTGACTAATATTTTGACCACCAGGAAGATTTTTTGTAGATTGTAGTAATGCTTCTTTGTCTGTAATAGTAATTTGTCCGTTAGATTTGACGGATCCACCTCTTCCAATTAATGTTTCTGTACCATTAATTGTTGTATAAATTTCATATCCACCATCTTGCTTTACTAGTTGGTCTGCTCCACCATCACTAGAAGTTGGAAACCTATAGATTATTGGTATATTAAATTTTTTATTTTGTACTCTAGAACCCTTGCCCACATTAATATCTAGACTCAGAGTATGTTCTTTTTTCTCTTTGTATGTCATCTAGTGGATGCTGTTATTCAGCTATTTAGTATTGTTTTTTGATATGGTATTGATTTCATATATTCAATCTCTTCATTATATACCCGATGAACTTTACCAATAACTTCTTGCCAAGTATATCGTCTTGGCATACTTAAATGAAAGTTCAACCCAGTGAATCCCCAAGAATGAATAGAAGTGCAGGCAATTAATGGATGTTGATCGTAAATAATGTTGGGAGTTTTTGCAAGATAAACAAATGTATAATAATTTCCTGGTTCTGGAATATATTCAGACTCGGTGAATACTTCAAGAACTGCAGTCATATAATCATCTGGATCAGAAAAGGTATCGATTAGTGCTCCTAATTCTGCAGTGCGATTCATCTCTTAATGCCAAGTTCGTTTTCTGTTATGATTTTAAATTCAAGTAAACGATCAGCACAAAATTCTGATGCTGCTCTCCATTTTGCTTGGTTTACTGCGTATGTTTTTACCTCATACAACCATGATTTAGTCTTACGTTTTGGTTTTGGGTTAGGTTGTTGTGTTTGTTTATGTGGTTTTACTTCAATTACATACTTTTTAATTTTACCATCTCTTTCACGAACCTTAACGAAAAAATCTGGAAAGTATTTGTGAACTCGATTATCAACAGGAGAACGATAGGGTATCCAAAACTCTTCACTACCCCATTCTAAAATACTTTCATTAGTATCACACCAATTGCAGAATCTCCTTTCCCACGAACTTCTACAAATTATATTATTTACATCACCCACATACTTTTGAGTGTTTGAAGGTTTAAATCTACTCTTGATGCTTTTCGACATCTCTTATACATAGTATAACGAAGTATCTTTATTTATAGTGTAATGGCAGCCACTGGACCAAAGAAATTTAGTATGGCTGATGTCAAAGCCAGGATGGGTAACTATGCATCCACTAACTATTATCACGTATATTTTAAAATACCAAGTAAAGCAGAACAATTCGTAAAAGCACAGTATGGAGTCAATACATCACAATATCAAAATTTAGTAGAAATTGCTTGTATTGATACTACGTTACCAGGTTCTAGTCTTGTAACTCATGAAATTACAAATGATTATACTGGAATTACTGAGAGACATGTATATCGTAGACAATTTGACGGTAAAATTGATTTTACGTTTGCTGTTGATAGAGAATACACTCTCCTAAGAATGTTTGAAGGATGGATGGGATATATTGGTGGTGAAAATGATCCACAAAACTTTTATAATAGGGATCAGATCAACGAAAGTTATAGAGTCCCTTTTACGAATGACTATATGTGCCAAAATTTATCCATTGTTAAGTATGAAAAGGATAGTTTCTCTCCATCAGGATCTAAAAAATCACTAAAATATACTTTTTTAAATGCGTTTCCGATTGCTATCACAAGTATTCCAATATCTCAAGGACCAACTGACTTCTTGACAATGACTGTAACTATGGATTATCAAAAGTACTTCACCGAACCTATTCAGGGTAATTCCAGTTCTCCTGGTGAAGAAAAACCTAAAGCATCCGATGAAAATGTCGGAGCTGAGACTACTGCAGCAACACCTGGAGCAAACGGTCTCATAGGAGATGGGTATGATCCATACCAAGGATTTGCCTAATAAATAAAATTACTGAGTTGAAATACTATGCCATTACCAACAATTGCTACACCAACGTTTGAACTAGAGTTACCTTCAACAGGACAAACGATTGAATATAGACCATTCCTAGTTAAAGAAGAAAAGGTTCTCCTATACGCATTGGAGTCTGAAAGTCAGAAACAAATTAGTAATGCAGTGAAGACTGTTATTAAAAATTGTATCAAAACAAAAGGTATCAAGGTTGAAAAACTTCCAACCTTTGATATTGAATACCTATTCTTGAACATTCGTGGAAAATCTGTTGGAGAAGATATTGAGGTTAATTTAATTTGTCCCGATGACGGTGAGAGTACTGTCACTGTTCAAATTAATGTTGATGATATTGAAGTTCATAAGGAAAAAGGTCATGATCAACAGATCAGACTAGATGATACTATTATGCTTGAGATGGCATATCC